GAGCGTCGCGACCTGCGCGCACGTCCTGCAGCGCCGGTCCACGGCTACGCCAGCACGAGGCCGGTCGCGCCGACCTGGATCGGGACATCGCGCACGCCCCTATCGATCTCAACGATGACGTATTCCGGCAGACGAGCCGCCGCGACCTCGGCATCCTTCTGGCAGGCACGGCAGGCGTAGGCGTCGCCGATGCGGACGATGGGTCCGAACTTCGTCGGGACCGTCGGGAGCCTGCCGTCGCACGCCGCCGCGATCATCGCCATGATGCCGGGCTCGACGGTCGAGGTGAAGTCGTCGGCCTTCATGAAGGTCTTGAGGCGGATGACCGGCGCGCCGCCGCAAGTCGTGCAGGGCTTGCCGTTCCATGCGTAGCGCCGATGCATGTCCATCGGTGTCGCCTTGCCGTCCATGAACTTCTTGACCCTGTTGCTCATGCCGTCTCCCGTGCGAACAACCAGCCTTGCGACGGCGAGGCGGTCCCCGTTCGCGTCTTTCTCGTCGAGTCCCTAGCCCCGCCCGTTGTCGCGGCGACGGGTTGTGCGGCGTCGATGCTGCGACGTGCTACGGCGACCCAGTGCGGGTCGATCTCGGAGCCGATGAACGACCGGCCTTCCTCGATGGCGATGCGCCCGACGACGCCCGAGCCGGCAAATGAGTCGAGCACGACGTCGCCGGGGCGCGACGAGGCCCGCACGATGTGCCGAATGAGGTCCGCCGGCTTCTCGCATGGATGCTTGCCGGGGCGGTGCGGCACCGTCGGGAACGTCCAGACGTCGGTGTACGGCACTTCGTCGGACACCTCGAACGGACGCCGCAACCCTTCGTACTCGCGCCGCAACCCTTCGTACTCGCGCCGCAACCCTTCGTACTCGCGCCGCAACCCTTCGTACTCGCGAGCGAGCAAGTCTCCGCCCGGCTGCGCCTCGTTAAACAGCGCACGGAGCCACTCGTAGCTTGCTCGGCTTGGCAACTGCCATTGTGACTGACCAAACCAGTGCGATGTCATGTCGCTACGCTTTTTCTCCTTGCGAAGCCCCCCCCATGCGCGAGCGATTTCCACTCGCGACAGCTCCGCCCTCTCGCGCTCGCCGTCTAGGTAAGCGCGCAGCGGCTCAAAGACGAGCGACCGCAGTTCGTTGCACTTGGCGGCGTAGCCTGCCTCGCCTCGCGCCATGTTGTCGGTGCCGAACTGCTCCGCGAAGACGATGCGCTCGGTGGCAGGGAAGAAGGCGCGCTGGTCGCCCTTGACGAACATCTCGGCCTTCGTCGAGAAGCGCGGCTTTGCCCACACGATGCTGTTGAGCACCTTCATGCGCTCGGCGACGACGCCCTCGACGCGGGCAGCCATTTGCGGCGAGGCGAAGACGTAGAGAGAGCCGTTCGGCTTGAGCACGCGCCGCCACTCGTCGACGAGCTGCCCCATCCACGCGAGGAATCCGGCGGGCTTCTCCCACTGCCGGTCCCACCATTCGGCCTTCACCTTGAAGTACGGCGGGTCCGTCACGACGAGGTTGACGGACGCATCGGGCAGCGAGCGCAGCACGTCGAGCGCGTCGCCCTCCCGCAAGTCAAATGTCCCCTGGTGCATCGTCTCCCGTCTTCCCGTGTCACGCCCCGAACTGGCGGGCGATGTCGAACCAGTTGTGACCATCCACGCCGCCACCGAACCGAAGCGCCCGGTCGTCGATGTAGAGGTCCGCCACGGGCTTCCCCTGCCCGCCGTCGTCCACCGCGTCGACGAGCCCTTTGAGCTGCGTCGCGCAGAACTGCACCATCTGCTGGTAGCGCGCCTCGTGGAGCGGCTGCTCGGCCTCCCACGCCTTGCGGTCGAGCTTCACGACGCCGGCTCGGACGAGCGGGTCGAGTTCGGGGTCGATGCGGAGGGCGCGGTTTGCTCGCGCCGACGAGACGAGCACGACGTGGCCTGCGGCCTTCATCGCCTGTAGCGCCTTGCGAGCGCCGCCCATGAGCTTGAGCGGCGTCGTGACGTCCGAGAACTTCCGGCCCCACTCGTCGACAAGGGTCGAGTCGAAGTCGATGCAGATGATCACGCCTCGACCTCCGCCTCCTCGACGTCCTCGCCCTCGACCGGCTGCTCGTCCTCAGCGGGCTCGTCCTCGGCCGCGAACGGCGAGGCGCCGCCGGGACCGTCGATGACCTCGCCGGCGGGCAGACCCGCCTCGATGCCGGCGACGAGCGCGGCCTGCTTGGCCGCCTCGTTGCGGATGCGGTCGGCCATCGCCTTCGGGTCGCCGACGTGGAAGAACGGCGCGACGTACGCGACGGCGGCCTCCTGGTCGACGAGCTGGCCGGCGAGCGCGGCGGCGGCGGTCTTCACGGCCGTGTCCGCGTCGTCGATGGTCGGCTCGAAGTACGACGGCCAGACGAGCTCGATGACCTCGCCCTCGCCGATCTCGCGGGGACGCTTGCCGACGATCTTCCCGTTCGCGTCGCGGTCGATGTGCGGCGGTATGACGACGACGCCGCGAACGACTCGGCCGTCCTCGCCGACGCGCCCCTGCTCGACGTGTCGGATGGCTCGCAGCATCTTCCGCAGGAGCGGCTTGAGCCCCATCTCGGCCCACTGCTCGCGCAGGACGTCGGTGCGGGCGATCATCGCCGCGTAGCTGCGCTCAATTTCGGTCGCGGTGCGGCGGACCTTCGCGCTGCCGTCGCTGGCGGCGTCGTCGAGGACGCAGTGGCACGCCTCAAGGACGCGCTTGCGGTAGAGGTCGGCGAGCTCGGTCGCGGCCTTCGCGCCGATGCCCTGCAGCTCGAGGTACTGAGCCTTGCCCGAGGACGGGAGCTGGATCGGGGCGCGCGAGCCTTTCGCGAGATCGGGCGGGAGCGAGGCGTCGGTCGAGATGACGAGCGTCGGGTCGGCGTTCGCGATGGTGCCGATCTGCGCCTGGGCGAGAAGCTGGTCGATGGCATGCAGCATCTCGAGGACGCCGTGATAGTCGCTGTCGCCGTCGGCATCGTCCTGGCTCGGGGTGTTCTGCACCCAGACGACCGGAACCTCGCCGAGCCCGTGGACGACCTCGTTCTCGACCTGCCAGACCGGCGCCTCGTCGGTGACCGGGATGGAGCGGTAGACGATGTCCCGCTCGGCGTCGATGACGCGGCGATACCAGAACGGCACCTCGCGCCAGACGCCCGTCTCGCCGTCGTAGATCTCGCGCGGGTACTGGTAGAGCACCTCGATCCGCTTGAGCTCGTTGCCGGTGCGGGAGACGAAGGTCGGCGTTGCCCATCGCGGGTCGAAGATCTCGAGGTGCGGCTTGCCGGCGAGGATGGAGAAGCCGACGGCCACCGAGCCCATCGCGCCGCCGAAGCCACGCGCCTGCATCCACGTCGGCCAGAAGCGAGACGCCTCGAGCAGCGCGCCGACATAATCGTCCGTCGCGTCGTCGTCCTCGACCTTGACGCGCGGGTGGCGCTTCTCGCTGAACAGCAGGCTCGTGAAGCGGTCGACGATGACGCGGGCGAGCGGGTAGGGCGCGGTCGGCTTGCGGAACCGCAGTGGCAGCATCGCGCCGAGGTCGTAGAAGCCCGGCGGGATGTAGGCGCCCGAGTTGATCGCCTCGCGGTCGATGCGACTGATCTTCTGCGACCCGTCCCACTCGGACGAGCAGGTCTCATACTGAGCGGATCTATAGATGCTCCACAGATGGTTCAGCTCGACCTGGCGCGGCGACATGCCGAGGCGCTTGATGCGCCCCATGATGTCCGACTGATCGGGAATCGCGCCCCCGCCTATCGCAGCTCCGAAGACGGTTTGCGTGGCCGTCCAGTCCACCAGTGTGCCGCTCGACATTCACACGCTCCGCGTCGGTCCCTAGTCCACAACGAGGTCGACGCCGTAGCGCCGCGCTCTGGTGACGAGCCGTCGGATTATTCGTGCCGCCTCGTCGCGCTCGTGCTGGTCGCCGAACTCGGCCCAGAAGCGGGCGACGACGACGGCCTGCTGCCAGCGGGCGAGGCGACGGCGGCCCCATGCTCTCGCGCTCATTCGGTCACCCACCACGTTCGGGAGTTGCGTGTCGGCGTCGTCGACGGCTTGCGACCGCCGCAGCCCGAACAGTAGACCGTCGGCCGGCAGTTGCACGGGCCGTCGTCCGTCTGGTGCTTGCCGTCGAAAGCCTCGCGGTGGATGACGATGGCCGGCGCCTCGGCGCAGGTCGCGCCGTCACAGGCGTTCGGGTCGGCGCTCACGACGCCAGCCAGACGCGGACGCGGCGCGGCGGATGGAAGACGCGGGCATAGACTCGGCCGAGGCGCCGGTCGATTTCCCGCTCGCGCTCGGGCGTTGGCGCGGTCGCGAGCTCGCTAGCGAGGGCTCCGATGCGGGCGCGACGTCGAGCCAGCCTCCGCCGGTCCCAGATGCGGGCGCTCATTCCTTGCCCCCAAGCAGTCGCGGGTTCTTCGACTCGAGGTGCGCCATCCCGAAGACCTCGCCCGAGTCGAGCTGCCGCACGGTCCACGGCCGGCCGAGGTCCGGTCGTCTCGGGTTGACCTCGCCGATGTCGAGGATCTCGTAGTCGTGCTCGTGGTCCTCGCCGCTGTAGTGCGAGGTGCAGCGTACCTTGTCGCCCGGCTTGAACGTCATTCAGACCTCCCATTCGTCTCACAGAGTCCCCACCTCATGCATCCCGCATCCCGAGAGTCGGCGGCGAACAGTTCAAACTGCTTTCCGCCTCGGGCCGTCCTCGACCACTCGACGGCCTTGTCGATGGGCCAGCAGTCGCCAGTGCCCCCGTTCTTCGCCTGGAACCACGCGGGGTCGTTCTTGAGCGTCTCGCCTTTCTCGGCGGCTCGGGCGTGCGCCTTCTCAGCCACCTGTCCTTCAAGCACTCGCAGACGGACGATGCGGTCAGGGTCAGTGTCGGCAATCAACTTGATCTCGTCCTTGCGGGCGTAGATGCACGGCCAGCAGCCCACGCGCTGCGCCCCGCGCAGGTAGAGCGGGTTCGGTCGAAGCCCGTGCCTGTGATGAATGTCGATGACGTCCTGCTCGGACCACCGCAGGAGCGGTCGCCAGACCTCGCAGTCAAAACCGTCCTGCCACTCCCATTCGGGCATCTTGGACCGCGACTCGGACTCGGCCGCGCGAATCCCGACCGCGTTGACGATGTCGTCACCCTCGTCCATCCGGGCCTTGAAGTGTCGCGCCAAAGGACGGACCTTGAGTTCCTGCGTACACCAGCGGCGCTGCCGGCTCGGGAACATGCCCTTGTGAAGAATCAGCTCTTCCATCTTCCGCTTGGGCTCCAGCCAAGTGATCGGCCCGAGCTTCTCGACGAGCGGCCCGCGCAGGTACTCGTAGGTCAGGTCGTGCTCCCAGCCGGTGTCGCAGAAGACTCGGTCGTGCTCGATGCCGAGCTCGGTCAGGTAGAGCGACATGGCGGCCGAGTCCTTGCCGCCGCTGACGCTGGCGACGACGCGGCGACCGGCGAGGCGAGCCTTGATCTCGTCGGCTGCGCTCATTCCCGATTCCCCTCGGCGTAGCCCGCCGCCTCTTCCTTGAGCCGGGCGAGGCCGTCCTCGTCGTCGGAGTCGTCGTTGACGAAGGTCAGGTCACAGCGCAGTTCGAGGCGGCCGTTCACCGCGTAGATTTCGAGGAGGCCGTCGTGGCCGGAGTCGAGCGCCCAGACGGGCAGCGCCTCGTCGGTGTGGATGCGTTTGGCTTTTGGCTTCGTCTTGTTCTTTGTCATCGGCGTCGGAGGTCGAGGTTGAGGACTTGCGCGACCGGGGTCGCGACTTGCGGGAACAGCTGGTCGTAGGCGGCGGCGAGGGCGTCCACCTGATCGTCGTGCAGGTCGCCGACGCCGGTAAAGGCGAGCACCTCCTCCACGAAGGCGTTGCTCCATGCGGCGTTCATCGGGACCGAGATTCGTGAGGCGTTCCACGCGGCGGCGACCGGCATCGACCTCACGAACTTGTCGCCCTTCGGTGCCTGCACCTCGAGCGGCACGCCTTGGTTGCGGATGAACTGCGCCACGCCCTGCTCGGTGCCGGCGGCGTACCAGAGGATCGGGGCGGCGTACCGCTGCTTGAGCTGCGCGAGCTGGTAGGCAAAGGCGGGCGCCTCGACCTGCGCCCGGATGACGTCGAGGACGTAGCAGACGCCTTGCCCGTCGGCGGCGAGGACGACGGCGGTCGAGTAGTCGGCCTTGGCGCGAGCGGTGTACGCAAGGTCGACGCCGATGGCCACACGCCAGACGTGCGAGCGGACCACGGTCGTCTGCGGGTCGTACAGGCGGACGTCGCGGAAGACGGCGCCGCCTCGCGGGCGTGGCTCGCCCATATAGAGGGAGGCCCACGAGTATTCGCCGAGCGCCTCGCGCTGCTCCTTGAGCCACGCGGGCGTGTACCGCTCGGGCCAGAGCGGGGCGCCCTCGGGCGAGACGGCCTGCAGGTTGACCCGCTCCCAGCCCTGCTTGGCGAGTCGACCGGCGAGGTCGTCCTCGTGCCAGCGGGTATGGACGACGATGACGGAGGCCGCCGGGTTCAAACGCGTCTTCGCGACGTCGGTAAAGAACTGCCATACCCGTTCGCGTTTCAACGCGCTCTCGGCCTCGACGCGGTCCTTGTAGGGGTCGTCGATCACGAAAATGCCGTCGACGCTCTTACCCGTGAGTTGGCCCGAGACGCCTTCGGCGATGAGCCCGCCGCCTCGAGCGGTGCGCCAGCGACGGAGCGCCGCCTGGTCGGACATCTCGACGCCGGCCGAGTCGGTGATTGACCGGATGCGCCGGCTCTGGTCGGTCGCGAAGTTGCCCGCGTAGGTGACGTATGCGTGCGTTCGCGTCGGGTCTTGGGCGAGGTGCCACGCGAGCGCGTGCATGATCGTCTCGGACTTGCCGTGCTGCGGCGGGGCGGAGACGACGGCTCGGACCGGCTCGTGTCGGGCGCGCTCGAGGAGGGCGACGAGGGGCGCGAGGTGACGCGGGGCGATGAGCGAGCCGCCCGATACGCGCTCGATGAACGAGTTGAGCGGCTCGGCGGCGGTCCGCATGTCGGCCGAGAGGATGGGCGCGACGAGCATCCGGCGTTGCCACGCTTGTTCGTCCATGTCCTTCTTGCGCCGCTCGACGCGCTCGACGGACCACTTCTCGGGCCACGTCGGGACGCCGGCGGCGTCGACGACCGGCGAGCGGACGACCTGCACGTCAGGCTGCGAGGCGAGGCGGGAGACGGCGTCCTCGGGGTGCAGCGGCGTCCCGAGGGCGACGACCTGCCCGAAGGGCGAGACGGATGCAAAAAGGACCGCCTCAAACCAGTCGCGAATGAGCTGGCGCGCGCCGGGCGTGCGGACGTGCTCGTCGGCGAGGGCGTCGTCGATGACGAGCAGGTCGATGGGGGCGCGGGACACGAGGCCGAGGCCGGTCCCGACGGCCTGCACCGACGGGTCGCGGTGGACTCGGCCGGCGACGGCGAGGCTGCGGGCCTTCGGCTCGCCATCGAGGCGCAGGTCGGGGAAGACATGCCGCAGCTCGGGCGACGAGTCGAGGTAGCGGGCGACGAGCCCGAGGACCGTCCGAGCCGCCGGCAGGGTGCGACCGACGATGACGATGCGCGCGTTCCTGTTTTTCCCGAGGGTGTGCAGGATGCGGGACACCGCCCAGAGCGACCGGCCCGACTGGTCGTGCGCCCAAAGGACCGTGCGACGGCTGCGCTCGGCGGCGAGGTGCCACCGAATCTGCTCGCCCGACAGCTTGATCTTCTCGCCGGTCGCCGTGTCGCGCAGGACCATCTCGGCGAACGAGAGCGGGTCGGCCGCTGCCAGCGCGTAGTGCGCCTGCCTCGCCCGCTGCCCGGCGCGGCGGAGCTCGACCATCGCGAGGCGCTCGGCCGTCTCGCGGTCGTAGACGGACGGGTTGGTCATCCGGCGATGAGGTGGCGCAGCCATTTGCCGCACCATGGGCAGCGGTCAATGCCGGTGGCGACGGTCGACCCGTCGGGCTGCAGTCGGACGATCTCCCAACGGACGCTGTCCTCGTTGAAGGTCACGAGGCCGGTGTCCTCGGCACGCTCGCAGCAGTCGAGCGTGATGAGCTCCTCGGGCGTCACGGCTGCACCTCGGTTGTCTTGGTCTCTTCGACCCATCCCGACGGCATGGTCTCGTCGAGGTTGACGCAGACCTTCCCGTCACGGTCGACGATCCCGAGCACGATGGCGTTAAACAGGTGCGTGTTCCCGCACTTGCCGCACCAGACAGGAAGGACAGGGAAGAAGCTGTTCGACCCAAACGGGAACCCGAGAATGCCTTCGACGACCCTCGACTTGGGGCCATCGAGCCGCTCGATGCAGTAGACCTCCTCGACGACCCACGCGCACCGACCGCAAGCGCCGCAGTGACTCGGCAGACAGTCCTTTTTCAGTATGGTGCGAATGAAAGCGGATTGCCGCTTGGCGTCAGTCTCGGTGGCGGTCACGGCTGCACCTCGGGGTCGGTCGGCGCGGTGTCGCTGACGTGCCGGTAGAAGGTGGTTTCGACCTTTGCTGCCTCGGCCGGCGCCTCGGCCTGCGCCGCCTCGGCCTTGAGCGCGGCGACGAGCCCCTCCACTCGGTCGCGGCAGGTCTGGTCGTGCAGGGCGCCGAAGAGGTGGATGATCCGGTTGATGTTGGCCTCGGACGGGACGCGCCGACCGGGGACGACGAGCGGCTGCGACGTACCGCAGAGCGAGCACTCGACGTTGGTGGTCCGCCCTCGCGGGTGCTTGCGGACGACGACCTGGACGTGGTCGGGCTTTCTCATGCGTTCCCCTTGAACCGAGCGACCTCGGCCTCGAGCTCCGCGACGCGAGCCAGCAGCGCCGCCCGCTCGAAGATGGCGGAGCGCAGGTATACGGACTGGTCGAGGCTCTCCTGATAGGCGTCCACCAGCGGGTCGCGGCCGTTGAACGGCTGCAGCGGCACGCCGTACTTGCGGCGGCCGTCGGCGTCGCGGGCGGCCATGTCAGCGAGGACGAGCAGCCAGACGGCAGGATGATCGCTCTCGACGGGCGCGGACTGCTCGCGGACGACGTCGCTCATGCCTCTGCCACCTTCGTTCGCGCCCCGAGGGCGTTCTGTTGCTCTGCGACGAGCCCGAGTTGCCGGGCGCGCTGGACTGCGGCCTCGGCCTCTTGGACGGCGGACACCGCCTCGTCGACGCTGATCTCATGCTGCACGACGCCGATGATCGCTTGCGGGGCGCCGACGTGCAGGCGCTCGAGCTCGATAACCACCTGTGCGGCGAGGGTCGCGTCCTTCACCGTGCGACTGATCTGCCCGATGGTCGAGGCGGCCTTGTCGATGGGAATCTGGCCGGCGTCGATGGCGGCCCTCAATTGGTCGGCCAGCTTAGCGAGGCCCGGCATGAGCCTCATCGTCCCGCCGAGGGTACCGATGGCGGCGCCTCGAGCCAGACGGACGAGCTGAGCCTCCTGCGTGCGGGCCTCGAGCGCCTGTTGGCGGGCCTTCTCGCGCTCGGCCTCCTCGGCCGCCTCTTTGGCCGCTCGGGCTCGGGCGGCTTCCTCCCGTTCCCGAAGCGCCTGCTCGGCAATGCGACGGCGGAGCTCGTCGGCCTCGGACTCGGCGCGCTGGACCTCGGCGACCGTGTCGGCCTGTCGGCGGGCCTCGGCGTCGGCGAGGGCGGCTTGCCGTTCGGCGGCTCGGCGCTCGGCGACCTTGTTACGAGCCTTCGGTCGGGCGCGTCGTTCGGCCTCGAGCTCGGCCTGGACGGTCGCGGTCAGCGCGGCGCGGACTTCCTCGGACCCGTCGGCGAGCACCGAGGCGATGGGTCGTGCCCATTCCCAACGGTCGAGCCAGCCGGCGTTGTAGGCCCGCTTGGCGGTGTTCCGGCTGACGTCCGCCTCGATGGAGACGCGCCGCCAGTTGGTGCCGTGCGTTCGGAACGCCTCGACGAGCCGTAGGTAGGTCGCCTTGTCGATGAAGCGTTCGGACATCGAAGGACACCCTATCCCTCGGGGTGTCCCTCGATCAAGAAGAAGTGTCCCTCGATGTGTCCTTCGTTCTTGGTCGAATCGTTTTCGGCCGCGCCCAGCTTGAGCGAAAACCCTGTCGGCGACGCGACCGACACCCGTGTTCCCGGCAGCTACTCTCCCACCCAGCCGTTGCCTCGGGCGAACTGGAGGGCGCGGGCGACGGTCGGAAAGTAGAGCGCGTGGTCCTCGACGCCGTCGCCCGACTGCCAGCCCTTGAGCCGGGTCGACCCGCACCAGACGTGGCCGTCGGCGCAGGCGAGGGAGGCGCCGCCGGTGGGGTAGCAGACGACGGTGACGGCGGCGGACGGGTCGGGCTTTTTGTAGGTCATGGGACCGGATCCCCTAGCGCCGGGGTGCGGGGTCGCGATAGGTGAGCGCGACCGACTCTAAGGAGCGGACCGGCCCATCTCGGGCTGGACACGGGCGCAAGCGCGTGGCCGACGGTTCGACGCCCCATGAGGTGGTGTTTTGGCGTGAGGGGCGGTGCCGTGCAGGTTACGGGCCGCCCCTGTCTGTTTCTCCGGTCACAAGCTCCCAGAGGTCATCCTTGCGGCTTCCGAGCCTGCGCCAGACGGAGACCTCGGTCGAGAACCACCTGCGAACGGCGAGCTCGTCGTCGGTCTCGCGGACGACGGAGTGCGACATGCCGATGACCTGGTCGCGGCGGGCGCGAGCTCGGCCGGCAGTGCCGATGCCGGAGGACTGGTCGTACAGGATGCCGCTCATCGACGGGTGCCTCGCGGACGGAAAGGGGGTCGGGGGCGCTTCGGAAGGGGTGCCGCTGTCTGCGGACGGCGGACGCGCCAGACGCGACGGACGGGCCGTTCCTGCTGGTCGTGATTATGTCAAGTGCGTCGGCGGACGGGTCGGGCGGCGCGGGCCTGCTCGGCGAGGTCGGCGAGGAGTTGGTCTCGCACGCGCTCGCCGCGCTGCGTGACGCGGTAGACGGCGCCCTCGCGGTGGAGTGTGCCGATATTGCACAGCGCCTCGAGGACGGCGCGGGCGCGCGTCGCCGGTTCGCGGACGGACTCCTCGTCGAGAAACTGGGTCACGTCGGTCTCAGTCGTCTCCGAGTCGAAGCGGAGCAGGACCGAGCGCATGAGCGGGGAGAGCGGGGGGAGCATCACTTGGTAAGTATTACCGCACGGCCGGTGTCGGACTGGAGCAGATTCCAGAGCGGCAGCACCTCGTCTCTGTTGACGCCGTGAGTCGTGAGCCAATGGCACCACTCGGCCAGCTTCTCGACGCGGCTCGTAATGATGGTCCGCAGGCCGCGCTCGTGCCGGTTCCGCACGAGCATCACAAAGTCGTAAAGCACGCCGGGGTCGATGTACCCGTGCGCCTTGTAGAAAACGACGACCGGCGCGTTCTGAACCCGGAGCATCTCGTCGTCCGACGGGATACCCATGTTCGGTTCAAGCATGTCGCACCAGGGCGCGCCGACCTTGTTGTCGGGCGTGAGGCTCGCCATGAGGTAGCGGGCGACAGCCGGCGCCGAGATGTCGGCTGGGTCGTCGAGCACGAGCAGAGTGCGGAGGGTGGGCGTCTCGACGAGGCGCTGAACGGCGCCCTCGGCGGCGCGGTGCAGGGGCGAGCGGGCTTTCGGCGCGATGAACTTCATTCGGCGGACTCCTGCGTGTGAGTGGGGCGGATGTCGTCGCCCCTGCAGACGACGAAGCGGGTGGCGGTCGGGTCGGACAGGCGGGACATGAGGCTGTCGGTGTACCGCAGGTCCATGAACTGGTTGCGGTACTGGGCGGCCTGCTCGGGTGTGACGACCTTGGACGACCGGCGGAGGTTGGTCGTGATGATGGTCTTCCGGCCGTTGTCGTGGCGGTCGAGGATGAGGGAGAGCACCTGGTCGCTCGCCCAATCGCCCGACTCGCGGCCGAGGTCGTCGACGACGAGGAGGTGGGCGTCGATGCAGGCGTCCCGCTTGGCGGTCCAGCGGTCGCCGACGGTGACGCGGGAGGCGTGGAGGAACTGGCAGACCTTGTGCTTCGCCATGTCCCAGAGCGACGGGTGGGCGAGTGGGTAGATGGCGGCGTAGGTCTTGCCGCGACCGGCCTTGCCGGCAAGGACGAGGGTGGCGAGCTCGGGACGGGCGAGAAAGGCGGCGACGGCCTCGACGGCGGCTTGGCTACCCTCGTGACCGGGCAAAGCGGGGCAGAAGGCGGGGCCGGTCGCGATGGTCTCGACAAGGCGCTCGTTCTCGACGCCGGCGAACCGGAGGCAGCCTCGACGGCGGTCGCTCGGGTCGAGGGTGACGACGACGGGCTCAGGTCGGGCGACAGGCTCCGGCTCGGGCGGCAGATCGACGCGCTCCTCGAGTTCGGGGCCGGAGTAGTTTTCCCAGGGGGCGAGTTCAGACAGGGGCTTCATGGCGGGTTCCTTTCGGGCGGCGGCTAGGCTTCGCCGGCCCAGAGGCCGTCGAGGTCGCGGCCGGTGATGTGCTTGGAGGGTTGCGGGCCAGCCGACTGGACGACCTTCGCCTTGAGGCCGGCGGCCTTCTGGGCGGCCTCGGGCGCGACGAGGGCGCGGATGGGGAGGTGGGCGCTGTACGAGTCGCCGTGCAGGACTTCGAGCACCCAGACGAGCTCGTCGATGCCACGCGCCTTGCGCTGCTGGAAGAAGAAGATCCGGTCCTCCTTCGTCAGTGCGGGCGGGAACGGCGGGCGCTTGAGCTCGACGTAGCGGGCCACCCAGCGGTCCAGATCAGCCGTGGCGGTCGGTTCGTCCTCAGGCTCGCCTGCGGGCTTGCGGCGGCGGTCGGGCTTGCCGGTGGCCGGGATGAGGCTTGCCTGTCCGGTGGCGTCGACGGCGGGCGTCGGGCGGGCGGGGGTTGCGGGCTGCGGGTCGGTCGTCTCTGCCAGCAGGAGGGGTGCCGGTCCGAGGTCGCCTTCCGCGCCGGCGTCAGCCGGCGAAGGTTCGGGAGAAGAGACGAGAGGCGAGACACGAGAACCGAGAGACGAGAAGCGAGAAGCGAGAGACGAGATACGAGAAGACGGATCATCTGATTGCATCTGCTTGCAGATGATCGCAGGCGCAAGCAGGGGCGTGCCGTTGCCGACAATGTCCTCCGAGTGCAAGAGTTGCGCACCCTCGGGACTCGGGTACTTGCTCTTGCCGGCGCGGACGTTCTGATAGGTGTGCCAGTTCGAGAAACCGATGAACCTCGCGCCCTTGACCTCGTAGGCGTGCAGGATGTCGACCTCGACCAGCTTGGCAATCCACGACAGGACGTGCTGATCGGTCACTTCGGGCTTGAGCGGGTAGGCACGCCCCCGGATGACCGGCGGGCGGGCGTCGAACCGGCCGTAGTCGTCCGAGATAAGGAGGAGACGGAAGAAAAACCGCTCCTCGTCGGCCGTAAGCTGGTCGATGTTCGCGCTGACGAGAATCGCGTCCTTGATGATTCGGTTCGGCATGGTCCTACCGGCCCAACTGGTGGGAGAGGAGGTCGATAACGTCTGGGGATGAAACGGCTTGCATCATCTCGACGATGTGCTCGTCCTTCAGGTCGCAGGCCGGCAGTTTGCTGAGTTGGTTGCAAACGACGGTCGCCGATGACATCGGCATGTCGGCGGTGACCGCAAAAACACGAATGAGGCCGGTGACGCCGTCGCCCTTCATGTAGCCTTGCTCGAAGAACTCGCGAGTCATCCCGGCGACCTCTTTGCGCGTCAACGGCTCCCCGTTGTCGTGTCGCAAGTCGAGGCGCTCGTAGACCTGCGCGAACGTGAGCCGGTACAGACCCGGCACCGCAGGATAGGTGTGTGGGCCTGTCGTGATGAACATCCACGCGAGCTTCTGATGCGAACTCATGGCTCGGAAGTACGCATCCGCCCACGGTTCCCATCGGGACATCTGGATCAGCTTCGCCTTTTCGTATCCTGCCATCCGCCCTCCTTTCGGTCTTGAGGTTGACACCTCGGTTGATTTTGTCTTGACCGCGCTCAACGCAGTCGCCTAAGCTGCGAGAGAGAACACTAGTTTAGCACGCTACAACGAAGCAAGGAGAAAGCGATGGACGACGAGACGAGGAAGGCAGTCAGCGGGTACGCGGCCGAGGTCGCAAACGCATGGGACCGCGACGGCCGACGGCTGATGGAGCTCGCCAAGCGCATGGGCGTGACGACCGGCTTCGTGTCGCAACTCCGGCAGCATCAGTCGGGCGTCGGCCTCAAGGGCGTTGTCGGGCTGGCTCGGACCCTCGGCGCCTCCGTCGAGGAGCTCGAACGCCGCGCCCTCGCCTGGCACGCGGCGGGCCGACCGCCGCTCGGACCGGAGGCGCTCACCGGGGCGCAGGGAGGCAAGTGATGTCTGACAACAACCAGAAGGGGACACTGACCATGAACAACACGATCACCATCAACGGCGTCGAGTACGCCCCCGTCCAACCTCGTCCCGCCGGCACGCGCGCCGTGGTCGTCGTCGACCGAGGCTGGATCTTCGCGGGCGACGTCAAGCGCGAGAACGGCCGCATCCACCTCTCGCGGGCCGTCTGGGTCTTCAAGTGGGAGTCCATCGGTTTTGCGAAGCTGGTGGAGACCGAAAAGGGCGACCTGCGACCCATCGCCGACGTCGACATGCCCGAGGACGCCGAGATCTTCTGCGTGCCGGTGCATGACGGGTGGGGACTCAAGTGAGCCCGACGCGGCCTGTTGGCTCCGGCTCCGGCTACGGCTCCGGCTCTGGCTCCGGCTACGGCGACGGCTACGGCTCCGGCGACGGCTACGGCGACGGCTACGGCTCCGGCTACGGCTACGGCGACGGCTACGGCTCCGGCTCCGGCGACGGCTACGGCTACGGCGACGGCTACGGCTCCGGCTCCGGCTCCGGCTACGGCGACGGCTACGGCTACGGCTCCGGCGACGGCTACGGCTCGGTGCGGTCGCGCAAGCGGAGGCGGTCGTGAACCCGATCGCCTGGACCTTCCCGCACGGCAGTCCGAGCGAGGGCCGCATCACGCGGTTTGCCGGCACTGCGTACGACGGGCGCATCGAGGTCGAGATGGTCGGCTCGCCGCCCGACGGCTGGTGCGCGCTGATGTACCGGCGCGGGTCGCCGGTCCCGGTTGTCACCTTGTCGATGGCGGGGCCGTCGGTGCAGCCTCTCCAGAACGCGATGCAGGTCGCCGCCGAGCGGCTGATGCGGGGAGAGGGCTGGACAGAGGCGAGCGAGAGGGGAGATGGCAAATGAAGAAGGTCGAACGAGTCATGCAGCGCCGCGAGACGACGCTCTATACGGCCGAGTTCCGAGAGAAGGCGGTCGAGCGGTTTGCCGCCGGCAAGCTGTCGTCGCCCGCGTTCGCAGACAGCATCGGCGTCAACCGCGAGACGTTCCGGCGGTGGGTCAAGAAGGCCCGCAAGCCGGGGCAGACCGTCTCGTCGCAGGTGCTCGCGCTGCGCGCCGAGGTCACGCGGCTGTCCGTGGTGACGGCCACGCTGGCGTCCTTCGTCGAGGAGCTCGTCGCCGGCAAGGGTAAGCGGGGCGGCAAGTGAGCGCCGAGGTGGAGTGGATTCCCGTGGATGCGGTCGCTGGCATCGTCGACGCAGTCGCCGTGCATATTCACGGTCGCCCGAACGTAGGTTTTTGGTGGGAGGCGTCATTGTCCCCGGTCAAAAAGCGGGGCCGCGCCGACACCCTCGACGCCGCCAAGGCCGCTGCGGTTGCGGCGGTGAGGGAAGCCAAGTGACGACCGCCGGCGAGTGGCACATGCATGACGATGGTGCGGCACGACCGGACCGCGAGTCCTGCGACGTCTGCCAAGGTGAGACGCACGCGGACATGGTGCGGCGGGTCAAGGAGCTGGAGGCCAAGGTCGCGGACCTTGAGCGACGACTCCCGAGGCATGGCGGATCAGTAACGTTGACGGGAGGCGACGCTCGTTACCAATCCGTTGGCACGTTCAACTACTGCGGCAACTGCGGCAGCAGCGAGACGCACACGACAGGTAAGGCGCTCGCTGAGATGCCTTGGCTGACCGAGTGGCGCTGCAACGTCTGCGGACGAACGTGGGGACATCGATGACCACCTGGCACTCGCTCGCCGGCTCCGCGTGGAAGGCAATGGTCGGCCGCCAGCCAGTCGTCGTCTTCCCGGTGCGACTGCGAGGCGTCGAAGGACCGCTGTCGTGGACGTGGTCTACCGGCCGATGCTTTGGCGACGGACGGAAGGGCTACGCGCCGACGCTCGAGGCCGCGCAGACGATGGCCGAAGCGGCGGCGAGGGCTGAGAACGACTGACAGGCGCGAGCCGATTCGCGCCGATGTGGAGGACGGACGATGAACGAGACGTGGCGAATCATCCAAGGCGACGCACGCAAGCTCGACCTGCCAGACGGGTCGATGAATATGTGCGTCACGAGCCCGCCTTACTGGGGGCTCCGCGACTACGGCCACGAGGGACAGCTCGGCCTAGAGTCGACGCCCGAGCAGTACGTCGCGAACATGGTCGAGGTGTTCCGCGAGGTGAAGCGAGTTCTGCGCGACGACGGAACGCTGTGGTTGAACATCGGGGATAGCTATGCAGGAGGCGGAGGTTTCGCGCCTAACGCACCGACGAATCAGGCCCGAGCCTCCGGCGACAAGAACGCCTGGGGAAAGTTCAATCCCGCAGGCATGGACCGCATGTCGTCACGCACGGGTACGGGAAAGCTCGCTATTGAGGCCGGCCTCAAGCACAAAGACCTTGTCGGCATCCCGTGGATGCTCGCCTTCGCTCTGCGAGCGGACGGCTGGTACTTGAGGCAGGACATCATCTGGCACAAGCCGAACCCGATGCCCGAGAGCGTCACCGACCGCTGCACGAAGGCGCACGAGTACCTGTTCCTGTTGTCAAAGTCGGAGCGGTACTATTACGACGCCGGCGCCATCGCAGAACAATCCAAGGGTTCATGGAACAGCGCCAAGGGATTCGGCGGCGACAACAAAAAATCAGCGGGCGTTGCTTTTCTGCAAACGCAAGGTGCTGGTTCGCATCACGATGACGTTGAAAAGACTGGACGCAACCGTCGCTCCGTCTGGACCGTCAACACGCGCCCCTACCGAGGCGCGCACTTCGCCACGTTCCCGCCTGCCCTGATTGAACCGTGCATCCTCGCCGGATGCCCGAAGGGCGGAACGGTCCTCGACCCGTTCGGCGGGTCGGGAACGACTGCCGAGGTGGCGCTCAAGAACGGACGGAACGTCGTGCTGAACGAGCTGAACCCCGAGTACATCAAGCTGGCCGAGGTTCGGATTGCCGAGGCAACGAAGCAGGGGAGGTTGTGGTGACGTCCTACATTCGCCACCCTGCGGTGGCCGCGCCGACGACCGGGCACAAGTGGGAGCTCGACGCGCGGAGCGGCACGAAGCGGTGCGTGCGGTGCGGCGAGACGTGGTGGAGCGGTCCCATGCGGGACTGCACGAAGGCCGAGAAGGCCGAGGGGAAGCGATGAGCGAGAACGACGGAATGATAGACAACGAGGCGCTGGTCGGGCTGGTCCGGTCTACCGTCGAACGCCTTACCGGCGGTCAGGTCAAGAGCGTCGACCTGCACGCAACTGCCTACGACGGCCAGAAGGAGGCGCGAGTTGAGGTCGTGATGCCGATCCGTCTCGACTTCGTTTCGCTGAACCTGGCGATTCCGTCGGGAGGTGACAAATGACCCGCCTCACGCGAGCGGAGCTGGTCGACCTCGTGCGGCGGCTGGTCGAGTCGCTGGGCGACGGCGGACTTTCGCGGACCCTGTGTATCGAGGCCCAGCGGGCGCTGGAGGCGGAGGAGGAGGCGGTCGCGGACGGATGGCGGTCGCGGGGCTCGTCGCTCTACCAGGCCAAGGAGGACCGGCTTCTGACCGTTGAGCCACAGATCGTCGGGCCGCGTTGGCAGTGGGCGGTAAACGGGTTCAAGCCGGGGCTGGCGACGATGCAGTGGCTCGCCGAAGGCTACGCCTCGACCGAGGCCGAGGCACAGGCGGCGGCGCTCGACGCCGCGAGGAGGCTGGCGTGAGCGAACCGACGAACCTGCCCGACGACTGGTCGGCGCGGATCGCGAAAGGCATGGCCGAGAGCGAGGCGAAGCGGTTCTTTGAGCCCGCCGAGCAGGTCGCGCACTTCCGGTCGGTGAAGCGCGAGGGCGTCACACTGGAGTGCAAAGTGCGGTTTGCCGGCGTCGACCTCTACGAGTGGACGACCCTTGAGTTCCACGAGCTCGGCCGCGTGGGCGTCGTTCGCACGCGCAAGGACGGCACCGAGACCACCCGCGAGGCCGCGTGCCTTGCCGCGTACAACGCAGCCAAGGAGATGGCCGATGACCGCTGACCCGTGGGCGCTGCTGCGCGAGGCGTACGACATCCTGCAAGACGAAGGGCGCAGCGGAGGGGCGTGGGACTGCATGGACCTCGCCAACCGCATCGACGCCGCGCTCGCGGGTCGGGCCGAAGGCTCGACCGAGGACGTTGTGGAGTCTGACACTGCCGTCGCGCCCCCTGAGACGGAGTGGTGGTCGTTGTCGCAGCAAGAGGCAGACATAGGACGGGTGCATCTTCGCGTGTGGCGTGCGAATGCTCGCGAATGGCATTGGACCGTGTGGAAGCGGTTGCCTTCAAGTGAGGGCAACTCAGGCAAGTGCGCCACCGAGGCCGAGGCCAAGTCCGCCGCCATCGCGGCGGCGAGGGGGATGCGATGACGAAAATTGAACAGGTCCGCGAACGCCGCGCTCGGTTTGACGTGAGCTACCGAGTCTGGGTGGACTTTGTCAACGGACACAGTGCGCAGTGGCACCTCACGTTCGATGCGATGGAGAAGCTGCAGTTCCTTCTTCGGACGGCGCGGATCGTGAGCGTCGAGACACCCATCACGAACTGCATGGAGTACGTCTTCACGGATCGCGTCGCATCGTTCCTCGTGGACGACGAGTCCGCCACGCCCGAGGATTGTATCGTTGTCGAGGCTGACGGCGTGGAGGACAGGTCGTGACCCCCGACCAACTGACCGCCATCCGCGCACGGCTCGACGCGGCGAACACGCACGCGATGTCTACGCAGATCGAGACCGACCGCGACGGAACCACCCGCTGGATCAATCTCGGACCATTCCTGTGCTCCTCACACGACGACGCGTATCGGGTCCGATGCCTCGTGACGCTGATGCACCACGCCCCGACCGACCTCCGCGCCCTGCTGGACGAGGTCGAGCGCCTGACGAACGACCTCGCGATGGCTCGACAGGTGAGCGGCGAACTCTGCGAGAAGTGCGGCTGGGCGATGCGGTTCCCTGGCGAGTCGTGCCGGTGCGAGTTGGTGAAATGGCGCGACGAATGGGAGGCGTTCAAGGCCCACACGATGGAGCAGGGTGCGTCGTCCTTCGCTCGCGGCGCCGAGGCGATGCGGACCGCGCTCGTGCAGCGCGTCTCGTGGGGCTCGGACCTCGCCGACCGCATTCGCGACGAGCCCGTGCCGGAGGACAAGTGATCCTGCAACTCTCGCCCGTGCTCGAGGTCGACACGCCGAAGGGGCGCGGGCACGCCGAGTTCCTGCTCGACTACGGTCCCGAGGCGGACCTGCTCTGGGTCGTGGTGATGCGCGACACCGGCGAGATCTGGACGCTGCGCAACGCAGACCTCCGCGCAACCGCGAACGTCAGCATCGGTCGCAAGCTGGCCGCGAGGACCGACCAATGACGCTCGACGACGCGCTGGTCCTGCTGCACGAGGCGAGCGAACTGCTCGTCGCACTCAGCGTCTCGTCGCACGAGAAACAGGTTGTCCTCGACGCTCGAGACCTGGCTCGACGCATCGACGACGTGCTTGTCGAGCAGGACTGGACGCCGCAGGGGCGCGAGGTCAAGCCCATCGACGCTATCTATGACGACTACCTCGCGAAGCGCATCGACCAGTACGAACTCAAGCGGCGACTCGCCGCACTGGATACCGAACAATGACGACTCTCCATTCCCTGCTCGCCGAGTGCGAACGCTGGCTCGGCGTCGAGCCGCTCGGCGACGACCAGTGGGCCGAGGTGGCGGAGCTGCGCGAGCGTGTGCGACAGGCCATCGGCGCGATGGTGGGCAAGAAGGACTGCCGCGAGTGCCGAGGCGTCGGGTCGAAGCTCGTCGGAATCGCGCCGGGCATGGTCGGCTTCAAACCGTGCGAATGCTGCGCGCCGGCCTCCGAGAAGGAGCCGCTGCCGAAGGCTGCTGCATCGTTCCTGTCGGACGTCGCTGCGAGGCGAAACGCGGAGGGACTCGAGTGAGCACGCCCTGGCGAGAGTTCTGCATCGACGGCCGCACAAAGACGGCGCGAGAGCAGGAGCGGCAGCGCGCCCCGAAGCGCGCGCGCGGGACAGGCAAGCAGACGTGGACGGTCTGCCGCAAGCAGGGCTGCGACCGAAAGTTGCGGTCGGACAACCGCTCGGGCTTCTGTCGGTCGCACCATCAGGCGGGCGGTCAGTGCAAGCGATGCCTCGGGCCGTGCCAGCGGGGCCACCCGTTCTGCCGAGTCTGCCGCGTGAAGAACGACAAGGAGAGGGCCGAGCGGGTCGCGCCCTGCACGGCGGTCGGCTGCACGGTCGTCGTCCACGGGCGCACGGGGCTGTGCAAGGCGCACTACCTGTCGTCGGGCGGCGTCTGCCGGTTCGTTGGCTGCTCGGAGCGCATCGTGTTCGCCAGCAAGACCGGCCTGTGCCGGCGACACGGGCACTTCGCGAGGACGGAGCGGCGACGAGCCGCGAGGAGACAGGCATGATCGAGACGACGAGAGACGCAGAGGTCGAACTGTCGTGGCTGCGCCACCGGCTCGGCGAGGTGCTCGAGGTGGACGCCGGGGCCGACGTTGTCGCGGAGGTGCGGCGGGTCGTGCGCGAGCGTGACGATGCCCTGTCGCGGCTGGCTGCCGCGCAGGCGAGGGGGGAGCGATGAAGACATGGTGGCAAGGACTGTCTGACGACGCGCGGCATGTGCTGCTGCTGCTGCCTGCGGTGCTCGCGCTCGTCGCGCTGCTCGCTTGGCTCTACTCGGGCGACAGCCGCCTCCGCCAGTACGAGGTGACGCTCGGCGACGGAACGAAGGCGACCTGCGTCGTTGTCCAGGGCGTGCGCTCGGCCGGCGTGACCTGCGTGCCGCACGTCGTGCTCGGGCCTGACGCCGAGGAGGACAAGCCATGAGCACCTTTTCCGTTCCTGTCGTTCGCGTGAACGCGATCTCGCGCCACCCGAACGCCGACGCGCTGTCTCTGACCGAGGTGCGCGGCTGCCCGGTCGTGCTGCGGACCGGCTCGTTCGTCGAGGGCGATCTCGCGGTCTACGTCCCGGTCGACGCGGTCGTCGACACGACGGTGCCCGAGCTCGCGTTCCTCGCGGCTGAGGGCAAGACGTCGACCCGCATTCGCGCCAAGCGGCTGCGCGGGACGTTCTCGATGGGCCTCTTGATTCCGGCGCCCGCCGATGCGGCCGAGGGCGACGACCTCGCCGAGCGGCTCCGCATCGTCAAATACAAGGAGCCTGAGCCGGTGTCGATGGCCGGCGAGCAGGCAAAGGCGCCGAGCCTGCTGGTGCCGACGTACGAGCTCGAAGCGTGGCGGCACTACGGGTCATTGCTGTTCGACGCGGGCGAGGAGGTCGTCGTCACCGAGAAGTTGCACGGCACGAACGGGCGCTTCGTCGTGGACGCCGAGGGGCGGCTGCACGTCGGGAGTCACCGCACCTGGAAGCAGCTCGACGGCGGGACGACGGTCTGGGCGCGGGTGGCCGAGCAGTACGGCCTGCGCGAGAAGCTGGCGCGGCATCCGGGGCTGATCTTCTTCGGCGAGGTCTATGGCAGCGGCGTCCAAGACATGACCTACGGCCACACGAACGGGCGGCTCTCCCTGGCGTTCTTCGACGTCTTCGACTCGCGGACCGGCGACTACCTGTCGCACGGGGCGGCCGAGGCGCTGCTCGACGAACTGATGCTGCCGACGGTGCCGGTGCTGTACCGAGGGCCGCTCGACGTGGCGCTGCTGTCGCGGCTGGCAGAGGAGGACTCGGTACACGGTGGCATCCGAGAGGGCGTCGTGGTTCGGCCGGTCGTCGAGCGCGTCTCGATGGCCGTGCGCTGCACGCTCAAGGTCGTCTCCGAGCGGTATCTGCTGCGAAAGGGCGGCACCGAGCACCACTAGAGACACGCTGTCGCTTTTCTCTTGCGCGGCGCAACTACCCGTGGCAAGGTTTCTCTCACCGGCGCAACGACGCGACGGCACGGAGAGAGACGATGAACACGCAGACCGCCCAGACCCCCGCCCTCGCCACCCGCTCGCTCGACGACTCGACACCAGACACGGTGTACGCCGAGGGCGTCGATGCCGCGCAGATCTCCGCGCTCGCGAAGGGCGACTATCAGGAGCGCCTGCTCGACGGTCGCGCTCGCTGGTCGGGCTCGGACCTGACCGGCGCCGCCCGCAAGTACAGTGCCCGCTACGCCTCGACGCGCAAGGCGCTGCTCGCTCGCGTCACCGAGGCCGGCTACACGGTCGGCTGGGCCAAGACCACGACCGGCCGCCTCGTTGCCGTCGTCGGTCGCGCCTAGTCGCCGCCACCTCGGGCGCCCTTCGGGGCGCCCTTTTCGTCGGAGGTCGTCGTGAAGGTTGAACGGTACGAGGGCACGCCCGTCCGAGACGAGGACCGCGACCTGCTGGTCGTCAAGGCGGTTGAGGGCATCCACCACGCAAAGTGGTGGTGGACCGGACGGCAGCGGGACTCGATGGTGATCGCCATCCGCGACGGTGCGGGCAAGGTGACGGTCTTCGATGCGGTCCTGCGCCGCGCTATCGAGCTCGACGCGAGCGAGCTGCCGGCGACCGCCGCCGACGTGCGCGCTGCGCTCGACAAGGTGTGCTCATGAAGACGTCGCCGTGGGACGTGCGCGTCCGTCATCGCGACGGGCAATCGCCGCAGGTCGTCGCGCTGCGCCAGCACGCCGTCGGATCCGACGCCGACCCCGTCGAAGTCGACGCGGCGTGTGACGAAACGATGGACCCCGCAAACGAGATGGCCCGCGTGCACGAGGACGTCGTCAGGATGATGGCCTTCGCAGGAATGTCGAAGGACTGGAGTGAGCGACACGCCGTGAAGCGGTGGCCGGACTTTGCGCCCCAGACCGAAATGGGAAAGCGCATCCATCAAATCGTTACCGAGGCCGTCGCGAAGGCAAAGGCCGACCGGGGGAACCCATGAACCTCTCGACACTGCTCTCGGCGCGCAACCTTGCCCGCCACCTGTTCGCGTCGTCGGACTGTCTGCCGGCCGCTCATCGAGGCGACGATCCCTGCCCGCAGTGCGGCGCGCGAGATGCGGTCGATGGCCTCGACGAACTCATCGCCGCGCAACAGTCGCGACCGGGGGCGCATCTGCGCCTCGTCGCCGACGAGCCTGACGCGCTCGGCGTGCTGGCCGAGCTGTGGGAGATTATCGACCAGGACGCGCTCGACCCCGAGCTGCGCGGCCGCGTCGAGGCGGTGTTGGCGTCATGACCACGCCCAAGATTCGACGCTGGCCGACGGCCGACACGTCGTTCTCGCGCACGCCGACCTGTACCGCGCAGATCGCGTGCGACGGCGCGAACTTGCAGGGGCCGCGAATCGCGATCGGCATCTGCGGCGCGTGCGGCAAGGCCGCTGCGAAACGAGGCAAGGTGATTCCGCCGCGAGGCGGGGAAGGGTACGAGGAATGACCGGATCGATTCTGTTGGGCGTCGGGTGCTTTGCACTCGGCGGGCTGGTGGGCGCCTTCGGCTGCATGGTCGTGCTGGCGCACTCTGTCGCGCACAATGTCAAAGGCGTTCGCGACACGCTGAAGAAGACCATCGCGAAAGCCGAAGGCATTGACCGCGCCGAGCGTGCGATGCAGTCGATGCTCGACGAGCTCAAAGCGAAGAAGGTGCAGCCGTGAGCGGCTACGCCATTTTTGCCGTGCCGGTATTCATGGGCGTTGGCCTCTTCTTCACGATTCACCGGATGTTCAAGACCCGCAACATCGCCACGTCGATATGGACGCGAAAGTGCGACTCGTGTGGCGACGTGGAGAGGGTCGTCGTGCTGGACGAGGACTACGCGAAGGCAATCAAGGCGCTGCGCGTCCTCGAGGAGACCCACAAGTGCAGCGGAGGCGAGGAATGAACCTCGACGAACTGACCATCGAAGAAGTGAGAGCCATCCAGATCACCGACATTCGCGCGCGTCTCGCGGCGAGGACGCCGGGCTCGTGGCTCGCGACGCTGGACAACGACGGCTGGTGCGTGAACGCCGTGCTTGACGAGGGAACGCAGAAGGAGCGGATGGAGACGCTTGCGCGCCTGAACTTGAGCTCGCCGGCGTCGGACGCTTCGGACGCCTGTTTTATCGCCTCGGCGGCCGACGACATCGGAGTCTTGCTGGCCGAGGTCGAGCGGCTGCAACGCGAGAACATCGAATACCTCTGCAATCTCACGAGCGCCGACCTGATTCGGGCCGATGCCTTTCGACGCGGCGCCGAGGCGATGCGCGAGGCGGCGGCGAGGGCGTGCGAGGTCTTTTGCATTGAGCAGGACGGCTTCGGATATGCCGCTGTCGTCCAAGAGACACTCATCCCCGAGGACAGGTGATGCCGGACTTCAGCAAGCTGGACAGGCCAGCGTTGCACGCGCTCGTTCGAGAGATGGTGCTTGATCGCGCTGCGGGTGTCACCGTGGAGCAGCTCGCCGACATAGAGCGGGCCGCCTTCCGTCGCGGCGCCGAGGCGATGCGCGAGGCCGCTGCTCAGCTTGTTATTCGAGAGGTCGAAGGCTGGATGCAACTCGGATTGTCTGGCGATATTCGCGACCTGCCCATCCCGGAGGACAAGCCGTGAGCTACCGAATCGGAAACGGATTGGGAATGGCCGCCTTTGGGTTCCCTCCCGCAGAACCCGCCATCATCTGCGATGGATGTGGGCTTGTGTATGACATCGTCGCCAGAAATCGCATGGCGCCGCCGTCATGGTTCCTCGACGGCAAGGCGCCGCCGAAGTGGAAGCTCGCGCAGTCCGAGCACGGTGCCCGTCGAGACTTTTGCCCGAGGTGCAAGTGATGACCGACCGCATGATCTTTTTCCTCGGCGTTTTCGCCGGCGCGGCCGCGCTGTTCGCCTGGGCGTGGCTGTCCGACCCGAAGGGGCCGATCCACGACGATGACCACCCCGGACCCGGACCTTTCGACTTTGACGGAGACGACCTGTGACCCTCGCCGCCCTGCGCCTCGCCGTGGCGCTCGCGCCCAACCAGGGACTCACGGATGTCGTCGTCCACGCGGCCGACGCCCGCGAGGCCGTCGAGTTGCTCGAGGAGGCCCGCCTCATCCTCGCCCGCGTCGTCACGGTCCTGCACGACACGCCGGGCGAGCACCAGACCGAGGCCCGCGCCGAGCGGCTGCTGCGGAGGCTGTCGTGAGCGGCACGAAGTGTGGGACGCGCTCGCGGTACGTCATGGGGTGCCGCTGCGACGAGTGCCGAGGGGCGAACGCCGCCGACCGACGAGCTCGCCGCGTGGCGCGGCCACTTGTTCCTGTCGAGCCGGTCGTCGCGCACATGCGGGCGCTGCAGGCGGCCGGCGTCGGTCGTCGTCGCATCGCTCGAGCGGCACTGGTCGCCGAGTCGACGCTCGACCGCATCGCGAGGCAGCCGGGGACGAGGATGCACCCCGAGGTCGCTCGACGAGTGCTCGCGGTGCAACTCGCCGAGGCCGCGCCGTGAGTAGCCGCGCTGCGCGCCCAGGCTCGCCGCAGTGGTGCGACGACTGCTACGGGCGGCACACGCAGTCCCGCCGGCTCGCGGTGCTCGCCCGCTGCGACGGGATGCTCGCGAGCGAGATCCACGCCGCCTGGGGCCATTTCTGGCCGCTGACCGACGCTGGCGAGCGGCAACTCTCTCGCGACCGGAAAGCCCTGCGGGAGCGCCGAAAAGACACCGTGTGTTTTTCTGTTGACCGGCGCATCTAGGCGTGGCAAGGTTCCCATCACCGACGCGCTGACGCGGCGGCACGGAGACGAAGATGACCCTGACGACCTCGACGACCTACGGCACCTCGACCATCACCGCGACGCTCAACACCGAGACTCTCCGCGTCTCGCTCGACGTCGACGGCATCGACGCCGGCTCGGGCAAGTGGCTCAACGGAATCACCGACACGTCGGCGCAGCTCGTCCGCGACAACGACGACGCCACCGACGAGGTCTACGCCGCTCTCGACGCCGGCCTCCGCGCGCTGCTGGCCGCGCAGCCGCTCAAGGCCCAGCATCCCACCCTCGACAGCCTGCTCGCCTCGATGCGCTCGGGCGCGCTGAGCGGCTGCGACGCCGACTGGACCGACCTCCCGAACTACGGCGGCGCGACGCCCGAGAACACGGTCGGCGTCTGGTCGTGGGACGAGACCCGCCTCCTGGTCGGCGAGTGCTCGGACGACCTCGTCCTGCTGAACCGCGCCGACTGCGAGTACCTCCGCTAGACCCCGACACCCTGCCGCGACGGCAGGGCATGGAGAGGCCGATGCAAGCCAACGTCCGATTCGCCTACTGGGCCGAGACCGCCGACGAGACCACCGTCGAGTTGACCGTTCGCGCCGAGGTCGACCCCGGCGTTGAGCCGGTCACCAATCGCCGCCCCGAGCACTGTCACGAGGGCGAGCCGGCGAGCGTCGTCGACGTCGAGGTGCTCGATGAGCACCTTCGCCCGCTGACGGTCACGCAGATTGAGCAGCGGTTCGCCGCCGGCACCTACGCCGACATCGTCCGCGAGGTGCTCGCCTCCCGGCTTGAGCGCCCCGACCCCCACTGACACACACCGCCGCGAGGAGCGGCAAACACGCGGCACCCCGCCGCAGAGGAGGCCACCGTGGCCGCAGAAACCAAAGAGCAGTTCCAGTCCCGCGCCCTTGCGACGACCGCAACGCAGGGCGCCGTCCCCGCCCGCTACGAGGCGCCCGTGCAAGGCGTCAACACCCTCGCGTACGAGCCGACGAATCTCGACGAAGCCTTCCGAATGGCGCAGATCCTCGTCTCGTCGGGCCTGACGCCGCGCGGCGTCGACACGCCGCAGAAGGCGTTCCTGATCATGGCGCAGGGCCGCGAGCTCGGCCTAAGCACGATGCAGAGCCTCGGGAACATCTACGTCGTCGAGGGCAAGGTCTCGCTCTCGAGCGACCTCATGGCCGCGATGGTGCTCAAGTCGGCCGTCTGCGAGTACCTGCGCTGCGTCGAGATGACGCCTGAGCGTAGCACCTACGTCGCCAAGCGGAAGGGCGGCGTCGAGTTCCGGTTCTCGTTCAGCTGGGAGGACGCCGGCAAGGCGGGGCTTACCGGCCGCGCCACCTACAAAGCGAATCCCGCCGACATGCTCCGCCACCGCGCATTGACGAAGTGCGTCCGCGCCGTTTTCCCCGACGTCGTCGCCGGTCTCTACTCCCGCGACGAGGCCGAGGACATCGTCGACGTCTCGCCGCGCTCGACGGTCGCCGAGGTCGTCCACGCTGCGGCCGAGACGGCGACGCAGCCCGCGTTGCCGGCCGCCACGAAGGTCCGCAAGCGTGCTCCCGCCGCGCAGGTCGTTGCGCCGGTCGTCCAGTCGCCTGCCGCCGTCGAGGAGGAGCCGGTCGTCGAGGAGACCGCCGAGCAGGAGCAGGCCGAGGACGCCGCGCCGGTCGCCGGTCCGCATCGCAACGACACGGGCGAGATTATCGACCCGCTGACCGGCGAGGTGCTCGAGGGCTTCGAGGCCGGCGCGTTCGCCAGCGTCGGCAGCGCGAACACCGAGGACGAGCTCGCTGCCGCCCTCAAGACGGTGACTGACGCCAAGGCCATGCTCGCGCCTGACCGCTACAAGGCGCTCGGCTGGCTCTACTACTGGGCGCGCAAGCAGGCGACCGGCAAGGACGCGCCGACTCAGTTTGCCACCCTCCGCCCCATCTGACCGCCCATCCAGTTCGTCGAGCCGAACCGCGGCCGCTGGCAGGCGGCCAACGAAAGGATGAGCTATGCCGAGTCGAATCTCAGGGTCCAAGTTGCCGCTCGTCTCTCTCTGTCGCGGCGCCTTCGCGCCCAACGTCGTCTGGCCGCCGTCGCCTCCGGGTCGTCCCGCCGTCTACGGGACCGCGTTCCATGCCTGCGCCGAGCTCTGGTACGCGAGCGGAGAGGTCGACCTCGAGGGTATCGCCGCCCGCCACGGCCTCAGCGACGAGGAGTCCGCCCGCCTCGAGCGCGCCTTCGACGGATGGTCGACGTCCCGCGTCGCGAGCCTGACCGACGCCACGCCCGAGTGGGGCGCCGGCTACGACACGGCCACCGGCACCGTCGTCCTGCTGCCGCGAGGCGAGGGGCGCGCCGCGTACGACGGCCTGCCCGACACCGTGATCTGCGCGACGCTCGACCTCGTGCGCGTCGACACGCAGAGCAAGAGCGGCGAGGTTCACGACTGGAAGACGGGCCGCACGAAGCTCCCGCAAGCGAAGGCGAACTGGCAGCTCCTCTTCGGGGCGATGCTCCTCGCCCGCGCCTACGACCTCGACAGCGTGCGCGTCTACCTGCACACCGTCGACGAGGACGGCGAGCTCCGCACGAGCGAGGGCGAGGTCGACGCCATCGAGTTCGACGGCATCGAGGCGAACGTCACCCGCTGGCAGCGCGAGGCCGACGAGGGGCCAAGGCTGCAGCCTGGCGAGCACTGCACGGGGCTCTACTGTCCGATTCGTGCGACGTGCAGCAAGACCAACGAGTCCACCGACGAGCTCGCGCCGGTCCCGCTGACTGAGGGCGTCGTCTACCCGCTGACCGGCGCTATCGAGTCGCCCGAGCAGGCAATGTGGATCTTGCACCGCGTCAAGGCTGTGCAGGCGGCGGTCGACCTCGCCGAGAAGGCGGTCCGCGCCTACGTCGACGAGCGGCAGGGAATCGAGGTCGACGGGAAATGGTACGGCCGGCACCTCGACACTTGGACGGAGCCCGACCTCTCGGCGCTCGACTCGGCGCAGATGGGCACCCTCATGCGCCTCGACCTCGACAGTGCCATCGAGCACAAGCTCGGGACGACGAAGCTCAAGGCGGCGCTCAAGGAACGCGGGCTCAAGGGCAAGGCGCTCGAGGCCGCGTACGAGCGGACACTGGCCGAACTCACTGAGGCCGGCCTGACGAAGACGAAGACGCGAGCGGTCTACACCGCCCGCAAGCAGCGTCCCGAGCCCGTCGTGGCCGGGGCCGAGGAGGAGTGAGATGACCGACAAAGAGAAGGAGAGATACCACCGGCTGATACACATGGCCGAGCTCGAAATGCTGAACGTCGTCGGCATCGACCCGGCACCCGAAGTCATGGCCGCACGCTGCGAACTGGCCCGAACCATCATCGAGGTAGCGCGCGAGCTGCGCCTCGGTACGACGAGCCGAGACACGACGCTGCCGTCCAGCGACGGGAAGCCCAAGACCTCGACGACGCGCCTTCCCCGGTTACCCGAATGACGCCAACCACTAAACCGACAACCACCGAGGAGTCGTAATGGGCGCTCTCGACAAGCTCGCCAAGGAGACGGCGGCGAAGAAGCGCACTCGCAAGCCCAAGGTGATCCCGCTCGACGCGCCTCCGCCGTCGGTCGTCGACCGCATCGCCGAGCAGCAGATGGCGCTCTATGCCGACCACCCCGATGTCGCCGCCCAGGCGAAGGCGTTTGCCGCGCAGCGTCTCGCCGACGCGATGGCGACCGAGGCCGAGGCTCGCGCCGCGATGGCAAAGGAGATGCTCGCGAAGGTGCAGGCCGAGAGGAAGGCGATGGACGTCCGCGCCGCCCTCGACGGGCGCGACGAGCTCCTCGCGCAGCACACGCAGCTTCTCCGACTCGCTCGAGCCTGGCTGCTCGGCGAGCACGGCAACGATCCGAACGTACAGACCCGTGCGCAGACGGTGATCTCCCTCGCGAGCGAGCTGCGCCTCGCCACGCGCGAAAGCTAGTCTCATGAGCAGCGTCAACAAGTGCATCTTCGTCGGTCGGGTCGGCAAGCAGCCCGAGGTCCGCTACACGGGCGGCGGGCAGGCCGTCGCTAACTTCAGCATCGCGTGCAACGAGAAGTACAAGGGCAAGGACGGCTCCGACAAGGAGACGACGACCTGGGTGAAAATCAGCGTATGGGGACGCCTCGCTGAACTCTGCGGACAGTACCTCTCGCCCGGAAAGTTGGTCTACGTCGAGGGCAAGATGCAGGTGCGGGACTTTGAAAAAGACGGTCAGAAGCGACAGTCGACCGAGATCGTCGCCCGCGAGGTCGTCTTCCTCTCGTCGCCGAAGGACCGCCCGCAAGGCGAGCGCGGCGCGCCCGTCGACGACGGCTTTGGATCTCCGCCCGCGCCGTTCCCCACGGACTCGGACGATATGCCATTCTGAGCCAAGCACGGGCCGCGTGGTCCCAACCGTCGCTCGGTGGGCATCGACCGAGGGCGCGAACCGCGAGAGAGAGCGGCGACGGAGTCCGACCGTCGGCTAACCGCTGACCGGCAGCGCAGGAGGGGCGAGCCGGTGAAGCACAGGACCGCGTCCGAGGTGGACGCAGCGCGGGAGACCACTCTTTCCTTCCGCGACCACAGGGAGCCGAGTCGCACCGCTACGCGACGACGAGGCTGGCCGGCAGCGGCGGCAAGGCCCGGCGGGATTCTCCGCAGGGCCGACGGGGCGAGCCGGCACTACCAGCAGCACCACGACGGCCTCGGGCTCACGCTCGGGGCCGTTGTCTTTCGTGCGGCGGCGTGTCCCCTCTCTCGTGATAAAGACGACGGCATGACAACCGTACCGCTCGACGAGCAAGACGTCTCCGAGATCCTTGAACGCGCCGCCCGCGAAAGCCTGCGCGCCCGCGTCGTCGAGATCCTGCTCCAGCAGCAACTCGTCTACGCGCACACGCCGACCTTCACCGGCAAGGACGAGGAGACCCGCGAAGAAGTGCTGCGCGTGCTCGCTCGCGTCCTCGACATGGTCTCGAACACGGAGCTTCAGTGACCGACGCCGAGATGGACGCGCTGCACGCCCGCGCGAAGGCCGCGCCGGCCGACCGCTGCTGCTACGCCCTCGCCGAACTCGGACAGCACGCCTACGGCTGCGACCGGCAGCAGCACCCCGCCCGCATCGTCGTCCCGGTGCGCGAGATTGCCTGGCTGATCGACGAGGTGCGCCTGCTTCGCGAGCAACTCGACGCCGCCCTCGCTGACCGCGCCGCCCTTCGCGAGCGAGCGAACCGAACGGAGGCCCGATGACCGCCCCGAAGGTAGTGATGCCGTCGCAGATCGTGATGCGGGCCACCGCGTCGCTCATCGGCTACGCGCGCAACAGCCGCACGCACGATGAGCGGCAGATCGACGTCCTGTGCAAGTCGATCACCGAATACGGCTTCACGAACCCCATCCTCATCGACGGCGACCGGGGCGTCATCGCAGGCCACGGGCGGATCATGGCCGCCGAGAAGCTCGGGCTCGTCGAGGTGCCGTGCATCGAACTCCGGCACCTCACCAACGAGCAGAAGCGGGCGTACCTCATTTTGGACAACCAGTCGGCTCTCATGTCGACGTGGTCCGAAGCCCTGCTCGCGCAGGAACTCGCCGACCTCTCGGGCGTCGGCATCGAGGCCACGGACCTCGGGTTCGATGCCGAGGAGGTCGACCGGCTCATGGAGACGCTCGGCGTCGACTTCGGCAAGTCCGAGGGCGACCCTGACGCGGTCCCCGAGGCGCCCGTCGCGCCCACCTCGAAGCTCGGCGACGTCTGGCTGCTCGGCAAGCACCGGGTGATGTGCGGCGACAGCACCGACCGCGCGCAGGTCGAGCGGCTCATGGACGGCAAGAAGGCCGCGCTCGTTCATGCGGACCCGCCCTACGGTATGGGCAAGGAAGCCGACGGCGTCGCGAATGACAATCTCTACGGGCCTAAGCTTGACGCCTTCCAGATGGCATGGTGGCGAGCGTATCGGCCGAGCGTCGAGGACAACGCCTCTGCGTACATCTGGGGCAACGCGCCCGACCTGTGGCTCCTCTGGTACGTCGGAGGGCTACAGGACAGCGAACGCTTGACGATGCGGAACGAGATCGTCTGGCGAAAGCCAAACGCAAGCGGACAGGCGTCCGACGACCTGCGGAGCTTCGCGCCTTCGGGCGAACGCTGCATCTTTCTCATGCTTGGCGCGCAAGGGTTCAACATCAACGCGGACAACTACTGGGACGGATGGGAGCCGATTCGCTCCTACCTTGAAGGCGAGATGCGGCGCTGCGACTGGACGACCGCCGACCTCAATCGCATCACGGGAACGCAGATGGCAGCGCGTTGGGTGACGCGCTCGCAGTGGGCGTTCATCACGCAAGCCAACTACGAAAAGCTGCAAGCCGCCGCGCGGGAGCACGACGCCTTCAAGCGGGAGCACGACGCGCTCAAGCGCGAGCACGACGCGCTCAAGCGCGACTTCTACGCGACGCGAGCCTTCTTCGACAACACGCACGAGAACATGACAGACGTCTGGGATTACGACCGAGTGAGTGGCACCGAGCGCCACGGCCACGCAACACCGAAGCCCGTCCCGATGATGGAGCGCGTCATGCGGTCGAGCCTTCCGGCTGGCGGCCTGTGCGTTGACCCCTTCGGTGGCAGCGGGTCGACTCTGATGGGCGCCGAAAAAACCGGCCGCGTCTGCTACACGATGGAACTCACGCCGAACCACGTCGACGTCATCGTGCGCCGCTGGCAGGACTTCACGGGACAGGCGGCGACGCTCGACGGCGACGGCCGCACGTTCGCCGAGATTGCGGAGGTGCGCCGTGCAGCGCATTGAGACGTACAAGCTGAGCGAGATTCAACGCTGGCCGCGCAACCCGAAGAAGCACGACCTTGCCTCCATCAAGGCGTCGCTGCAGCGATTTGGCTACGTCGAGCTCATCGTCCGCGACGGCACGAGCGGGCGCATCGTCGCCGGCCACGGTCGGGCTGAGGCGCTCGAGCAGCTTAAGGCCGAGGGCAAGAAGCCGCCGAGCAACGTCGAGGTGGGCGCGGGCGGCGAGTGGCTGGTCCCCGTGCTGGCCGGTGTCGCGTTCGCTGACGAGACCGCCGCCGAGGCGTACCTCGTCGCGTCGAATCGCATCGTCGAGACGGGCGGCTACGACAAGGAGCTGCTCAACGCCATCCTTGCCGACCTCCGCGACGCCGACGCGCTACAGGGTACGGGCTTTTCGGAGAGTGAGGTCGACGCGCTGCTCCGCTCGGCCGCGAAGGACTCGACGCTCCCGCAGTCTGTGCTTGACGAGGCCGACGCGACGATGGACGCGCTCGACGTGGGCGAGGCCGAGACGCGCGAGCTCGTGCTTCACATCGAGGCCGACGAGTACCAGGCGTTCGTCTCGCGCCTGCAAGCCGTCATGCGGTCGTGCAAGGGCGCGTCGTGGACCGACGCCGTCAAGGCGCTGCTCGACCGATGGGAAGCAGAGTCCGATGGGTAGGAACCTCGTCTTCGCGTCCGAGCTCGAGGCGCGAGCTATTGGCATGGGGCGCATCAGCGACGCCGCCATCGCTCGCACGCTCGGCGTGACCCGGCAGCGGGTCTGGGCCATCCGTCGGCGGTACGGCATCCCTGCGCCCGACGCCGACCTCCGCAGCCGGCGAGAGAAGCTGCTTGTCGAGCTCGCGCCGATATCGTCCGTCGGCGACGTCGCGCGCATCCTCACCTTGCCGCACACGACGGTCGTCGGCATGGGCAAGCGGCTCGGCGTCACCTTTCGCCCATCGCTGACCCGAGGACGGCCGCCGCGAGTGCGAGAGGGCGACGTTGTCCGCGCCATCCTCGAGGCGAAGACGCACGCAGCCGCCGCGAAGCTGCTCGGCGTCCACCCGTCGACCATCTCGCAGGCCGTCCGCAAGGCGCGGCTCGTCGAGCGCGGCCTCGTTCCTGCCGCCGTTCGCCGACCGCAACTGGTCGTCGTTCCCTTGCCGAACGACCGCAAAATACCGTAGGTTGCGCGACCGTACAGATATTCACGCTCCGGGGTTCCCCTGTCCCAACTCTCCTCCGCCCCGTTCCTCCCGACCGCCGAACAGCGGCGCCTCGTCGTCGCGTGGCGAGCGGGTGACGCACAGGCGCGAGAGCGGCTGATCGTCGGGCTGATTCCGAGCGTGAAGCTTCGCGTGCAGTATTTCGCGGGCCGCAAGCCGATGGACCCGGAACTCCGCGAAGACCTGATCTGCGAGGGCACTGTCGGGCTCGTGCAGGGGCTCGAGAAGTACGACGTCAGCCGCCTCGACGATACCGCGCCATGGTCATACGCCGCGCACTGGGTCGACCTCCGCATCCGCGAGGCGATGGTCCGCCTGATCCCGCCGGTCTCGTACCGCAACTACATGGCGTGGTGGCGCACCGGCTCGGCGCGCCGCCTCGAGCCGGGCGAGTCGTTCGACGTTGCCCGCGACGAGAACGACGAGCTCCTGTCCCGCCGCCTGCCGTCGCACCAGCGCAGCGCCGACGACCTGCTCGAGGACGCCGAGCGCCCCGCCGAGGCGTGGGCCGAGCTCCGCGAGGCGGTCCCGCAGGTGCCAGGCGAGGAATGGGAGCTGTTCTCTCTGCGCGTCCTGCACCGTCTGACGCCCGCGCAGGTCGCCGAGCGGTACGCGAGGACGTGGCCCTACTGGCGCGAGAACGATGTCGACCGGGTAACGAAGCGCGTCCTCGGCCTGCTGCTCGTCTCGCGCGGGCAGGACGCCTCGCCGGCCGCGCTGCTGGCGCGATTCCGCAAGCTGGTCCCCGAGGAAGACGCCCCCGATGCTCCGCCTCCACCCGCACCGACGAGCCTCCGCACATGGTTCCTGACTCCGAGTCCCGAAGCACCGGCGAAGAAGCGCCGCTGACGCAGCACGTTGGCGGCCTGTGCCTCGCGGTCATGCTGCTCGCCGACGGCTACCAGCTCGGCGTGTCCGTCGGGCAGACCGGCGACCGCGACGTACGCTGGTTCCGGCTCGCCGACGACAATATCCGCGCCGAGGTCTGGCGGCTGCTCGGTCACCGAGTCGATGTCTGGTCGCGCGGCGGCATCGTGCAGCGCGTGGAGCTCGCGTGAGCGGTTGCCCCGTCAAGGTCGCTCGCCCGTGCGGGTTCGCCGGCTGCACCGTCCTGACGCGGGCGAGGCTCGGCTTCTGCGACGCCCATTATTCGGTCGCGTGGCCGTGCGCGTTCGACGAGTCGTGCAAGCACCGCTGCGCCGCGCACAGCCGCACGAAGCTCTGTCAGGAGCATAAGTGGTACGCGCACAAGCTGCGCGTCGAGCGGCTCGCGGCGCGCCTTGGGCGCGACGGCGAGGAGTAGGAACCCCACCGACGGGCCGCGCATTTCTCCGTGCCCGCGTGGAGGTTCTGATGCTCGATGCCGTCAGCGAGAAGCGGATCGCGTCCCTTCATCCGCCGTTTCAGGCGCTCGCTCGTTCATTCCTCGCGGAGTGCGAGAAGGCCGGTCACAGGTTGCGCGTGACCTACGGTCTGCGGTCGATGAGTGAGCAGGCTGCGCTCTATGCCCAGGGCCGCACCGCGCCGGGCAAGATCGTCACGAACGCCAAGCCCGGACAGAGCCCGCACAACTACGGCGCAGCCATCGATGTCGTCTTCCTCAACGGCAAGGGCGGCGTCGACTGGAACGGCCCGTGGGCTGCAATTGGAGCCATCGGCGAGAAGCTCGGCCTCGTATGGGGCGGGAATTTCAAGTCGTTCGTCGACCGGCCGCACTTCGAGTGGCGCGACTGGCGCTCGCTGCGGCAGGCGCCCAAGGCGTAACCACACTCGGCGGTAGCACCCCAAGGCCGACGCCCGTCTCTCGCGAGGGAGGCGGGCGTCCCTATTGACGCGCCGTCGATTTTTTCTTGCCTCTCCCTGTCACCTGTCGCAATCTCCGCTCACCCCGGCACTGACGCTCGGGCACGGAGACGACAGATGATCATCGACACCCCGAAGACCCTCCCCTCCCGTAACCTGCTCCCCCTCGCCACGACCGTCGAGCGCGTCTATAGCGAGACGCCGACCTGGCTCGTTGCCGTCGGCCTCGCGCTCGGGCTTACGCTGCTCGCCGTCGTGAGCTGCACCCAGCAGCGCGCCCTCGACGATTACCAGCAGTGCATCCTCGACCACGGTGCCAGCGACGCCCGCTGCGTCGCCCTCGCGAAGTAGAGAGGAGGCCTCCGACCATGGCACAGACCAACCTCGGCCAGCTCCTCCTCGCCGCAATCCACCTGCGCCTCGACAAGACCGCGCCCGACCTGCTCGCGCTGACGCCGCCGTGGGCCGCTCTCGGCGACCTCGAGCGCGAGGCGTGGTGTCACGCCGCCGAGCAGATCGCCGCCGGCAACGGCCTCGCCGTTCGCGAGCGCGCCGCCGAGCTCCTCGAGGAGTACGCCGCCCGCTCAACGCGACACGGCTCCGACGAGTGGCTGCTTTTCGGCGAGGCGACCGAGGAGATGCGCGCCCTGCGCGTTCCCGGCGCCGACGAGACGCCGGTCGACCCGTCTATCCACTGACCCGCCCGCAAGGGCACAGCCGCCCGAGAGGGCATCGAGACCACCAATGTCTGAGACCGAGAAGACCGAAGCCACCCCCGTCGCCGAGCAGCAGGTCCACCCCGAGGTCGCCCGCGTGTCGGCCATCGTCGCGCAGGCCGCGCAGGCGCTCACGCAGTGCCAGACGCTTCTCTACGAGCTCCCGAAGGTCGTGGCCGGCAATATCGGCCTCGTCTCCGAGAATGCCATCCTGAAGTCCGCGCTTGAGCAGTTCCAGCCTAAGGACGTGGTGCAGTCGTGACCCCGACGAACGACCTCCCCTGGGCGCTGCGCGACTGGTGGGCGGGCTCCCGTCGTGAGTGAGCGCCACTGCGACCGATGCCACCGACCCGTCCACCTCGCGACGCACGCCTTCACCGGCGCCCGCGTTCCCATTGTCTGCTCGGCGAGTTATCACCCGACGTCGCCGGGCGAGTGGATGATCTGGACGACGCCCGACGAGCCGCGCGTCGACTACACGGCGCCGAGGCTGCAACTCAGCAATCTGCGGCTCAAGCCCGACGCGCACGCCTGGCGCGGCGACGTACACGAATGCTACGGAGGAGAGCGATGAGCCGAACGACGACCTACTGGCAGGACGACGCCGTCGCGTACGTCACCCAGCACGAGCAGCAGACTCCCGACGACGAGGACGACGTGCAGTACGACGAGGCGATCCTGCGCGCCGTAATCCGCGCTATACGGAGGTCGCCGCGTCTGCACGCCGATCTTGTCATCGCACTCGAACACAAGGTCTGACGGTCGTCCCCCCGCGACCGTCAGTAGAGAGTCCCAGCTCTCCGAGAGAGCCCGCCGGTCACCCGACGGGCTCTCTTGTTTCTCCGCGTCAGATCCTCACGGGCATGATGACGGCCAGCGTCTTCGCCGACTCAAGCGTCTCGCCGTGCGGCAGGACGAGGATCGGTTCCTCTCGCGAGACGAGCCGCAGGTCGACCGGAGACCCGCCGACAGCCTTGACGGCCTCCCGCAAATAGCCGGGATTGAGGCCGATGTCGCTCTCCGTCTCGGTTCCGACGACCACAGCGTCGTGCGTGACGACGAGCTCGCCCAGCTCGAGGTGCGCTGCCGTGAGCGTGACTGACTGGCCGCCGACCGTCGCTCTGACCCGCAGGCTCCCGGCGCCGATTGCCCGCGCCTGCTCGGTCGTCTCAACGAGCAGCCCGTGGTCGATGCTGACGGTCTGTCCGTCGCTAATGCCCTCGACGACGCTGCGCCAATCGGGGCTCTGGCCGTCGATTAGGCGCATGACGAGCGCCTGCGAGTCGTCAGCGTAGTGGATGGCCGAGCCGTCGAAGGTGAAGCGCCCCTCGGGCCGAGCGCAGGCGCGCAGGAGCTTGGCCGCGTCCGACGAGACAATGACGTTCGCGCCCTCGGTAAGCGTCAGCCCGACCGGCCATGCTGTGCGGGTGAGCGCGAGCCGGTGGCCGTCCGTGGACATGACCGCAAGCCGGTCACCGTCTCGCGACAGGCTGACACCGCAGAGCGTGTACCGCGTATCGTCGTGCGACACCGCGTGCGCCACGCGCTCGAGCGCCGTTGAGAGCTTGTCCCACTGCGGGCAGAGGTCGTCTGCCTTGCACGGCACCGAGACGGCCGCGCTGTCTGCGTCGATGAGCGGCACCGCGAACCGAGCCGCGCCGCTCTGGACCGTCAGGCGCCGAGCCAGCGACGGGCAGTCGAGCGTCGTCACGTCCCCGTGTAGCGCCCCGACGACTGCCGCGAAATGCCGCAGCGGCACAACGGCTTGCAGCGTCGAGATGCCGCCCGAGACGCCGAGTCGCCGCTCGTACCAGTCTCCGATCACGTTGACGCTGACGCGCAGCGTGTCGCCGTGGCCCTCGAGGCGGACCTGCGTCGTTCCGTCCGTTCGTCCCACGCGCAGCCCGAGGTCGAGCGCCTCCTGCAGTTCCTCTGTGCGAACCCTCGTCATTCCGTCTCTCCCAGGTGCTCCACGCGCACCTCGTAGCCCTCGGCCTGATAGGCGAGGCGTCGAGCGCGCGCGTGCGCCTCGAGCCACCGCTGGCCTCGGTCGTTGACCTCCCACACCGTGCAGGAGGTCTTCCCCTCACTCTTTCGCAGCCCGCGCCCGACGCGCTGAATGGCCGCGATGGTCGACTGTCCGCCGGCCGCAATGACCACGCTTCGCAGCGCCGGGACGTCCACCCCCTCTTGAAAGATCACCGAGCAGACAAGGACGTCGATGCGACCCTCGACGAGCTGCGCGATGGCGGCCTCTCGCTGCTCGGTCGTGTGCGCCCCGTGGACGTAGCCCGCCCGGATGCCGACGCGAGCGAAGGCGCGCATGAGCACCTGTCCGTGCTCGACCGCCTGTACAAAGACGAGCGCGGGCTTCTCGGAGCGCCGCACGGCCTCGACGACGAGCGCGTTTCGCCTCGCCGAGTGAACGACGAGCCGGTCATAGACCGTCGGCCACGTCGCATCATCGAGCTCGTCCTGCCAGCAGTCGGCCATGAGAATGGTCGGCCGCGCCAGCACCTCGCGCTCGACGAGCACCTCGGGGCGCATGCGGTAGATGACCGGGCCGGTCGCGCCGACGACGAGCGAGGACTTCCGGTCGCCTCGAGCGAGCGGCGTGCCCGACAGGCCGATGCGGTAGCGGGCGTTCGTCGCGACGCTCATCACCGTCGTGAAGGTCGACGCCGCGAGAGCGTGCGCCTCGTCGACGATGACGCCGTCGACCGACTCGAGCAGCGCCCGCGCCTCGATGTCCCCGTGTGCCAGCCGGGCGGCGAGCGTCTGGAAAGTCGCGACGGTGAACCGGCGCGGCCGCCACCCGCTCTCGCCGACCTTGCCGGCGGTCTCGCTCGTGAACTTGCGGAAGCTCTCGGCCGTCTGGTTCAGCAACGAGAGCCGGTGGACGAGGAACAACCAGCGCGACTGCGGAAACGAGGCGACGATGCTCGAGGCGGTCGCGGTCTTCCCCGCAGCCGTCGGGAGCCAGAGGATGCCCCGCTCGCGCGCGCAGACGGCCTCGAGCGCCGCTTGCTGGTAGTCGCGCAGCCACGACACGTCCACGCTCTCGTCGCGCGCCGGCGAGGTTGGGCGAAGATCGAGGACATCGAGCGTGCGGAGCTCCTTCGACGCGCGCGACTGGACGATGGGCAGGAAGCCCGACGGGAACTCGCCGGCGGTCTCGTCGAGCAGGCACATCGGCCGCTCGACGCCCGTTGCCCCGACCGCGCGGAACGTCAGGAGGTGCCGCAGCCAGTCGCGCTCGTAGTCGTCCGCGCGAACGATGCGGCACGAGACGTTGCGGAACTCGACCTGCACGCGCACCCCTGTCGGAAGACGCGCACGGTACGCGAAACGCTACCGCGTGACAACGGCAACGCGCGGTGCGAAGGTGCGCGAATGGGCGGACGAGCGAGCAGGACGAAGGGTCACGGATTCGAGCGCGAGATCGCCGCGTGGCTGCGCGAGACGGTCGGCATCGAGGCGAAGCGCGGCCTCTCGCAGCCTCGAGGCGGGACCGCCGAGGAGCCCGACGTCCTTACGCCCGGCGGGTGGCCGTTGTGGCTTGAACTCAAGCGCGGGAAGAAGACTGACTCTCGCGCCGCGCTGCGACAGGCCCGAGACGCCATCGTGCGCTCCGGTGCCGACTGCTGGCCCGTCGCCATCTGCCGCGACGACCAGGAGGAGGCGACAGCGATGATGCCGCTCGAGCTCCTCGGTCTGCTGCTGCTTCTCTGGGACCGACGCTCGCCAAAGGACGTCGGCTACCAGGTCACGACGAGGAAGCCAGCCGCCAAGGCCGCCGCGCCAAAGCCGCCGAGGGCCGCGCGCCGGTCGACGGTCTCCGCCCAGGGCACGCTCGCAAGCATTGCTCCGCCGACGACGCCAAGCGAGTAGCCGACGCGCTGCCATGTCGGATCGGGAGGCGGCGGCACGGCTTTGAGGTCCGCACGGCAGACGTCGAGCATGTGCCGGAGCTCGGTCTTGTCGACCTGCGCCGCGTTGAGCTTCGACGTGAGTGCGACGTTCTGCGCCCGAGCGTCAAGCACCGCGTCGGTCACCGTCTTGAGCCCGGCCTCGGAGCAGGTCACCGAGCCGTCGTCGTTGCGCCGGCAGGGCTTCTCGTCAGCCCTCGCCGCCGTCGACGCGGTCAACAGC